CTCGTCGTGCGCCCACCGGGCGTGGATGATCTGCCACTGGGCGAACCACACCGCATTGCCCGGCGGCTCCACAGACCATGCGTCCCCCTGCCAGAACGCCCGCCGCGCATCGTCGAACTGATCCCGGCTGTTCGAGTTGCGCCGCACTTCCAGCGTCGGCTTCCGGGTCACCTGGCTGATATTCAGGCTGTCATCCACCGACAGCTCGAGAAACGAATCGCCGTCCCGCAGTGTCAGCCGCACCCAGTCATCCAGGCGCTGCGCCAGATCGAGCCTCTTCGTCAGATCATCGGCGATCTGCTCCGCCCGGTCGCCCTGGCCGGAGGGCGCATCCGTCACATCCACGGCAAACCCGCCGCGCACGATATCGCGCGCCAGCGTCGCAATCACCGCCTCGCCGCGCGGATCATTGGCGTACATCTCCCGGCACGCCCGCACCTTTGACCGCCGATCGCTCGCCGCGCTCCACTCACCCGCCAGCTCCAGCGGCCCCCGGCCCGACTGCGGCATCTCCGCGCTCGTCGTTTGCGTAGGAGCCACCTCCGCCCGTTTGAACACCGCCGCGATCCGATCAATCAGTCCCATCGCTCAATCCCCTGTAGGGGCGGGGTTGCCCCGCCCGGTGACCCCGCCCCTATGCAAACACCCGCTTCAACATCCCCTCGATCACCGGCAAATTCGCCTCAATCGTCGGCATAATAACTGCGTACTTCTTTCCATGCGCCAGCTCGAGGAACACCCCGTAATACACCGTGTGCCCGTGGCTCAGCCAGATCGTCACCAAGTCCTTCGATGCCTCATCCACCACGCTGAACAACCCCGTCCGAGCGTTCCCGGTCCGATCCTCCCAGGGCGCCGACTGGCGCATCTCTCCCTGTGTCTTCTGCGCGATGTACTCCGCCACCGCGCTGATCGCCACCCGGACTTTCTCGCCGTAGGCCAGCACCCCCGGAATCAGCTCCGCGCTCGGCGGCTTCGTCCACCTGAACCCACTCGTCGCCATATCCGTTTATCCGTTCCTATCCGTTGCCTCACTCCACCATCTCCGCCTCAGCCATCACCCCCGCGCGCCGGTTCGGTCGCACGATCGTCACCCGGTACACCGACCCCGCAATCGTAAACCGATCCTGCACCTGGATGTCCAGCGTCCTCGAGCCCAGGATCACCGCCCGGCCCCGGTACTCTTCCGACCGATTCCCCCCGGCCGCCCCGCCCACCGAACTGATCCTGGCCACCCGCACCATCTGCGCCGCCACCGTCGACGCCCCGCGCCGCAACGTGATGCTTACCGGATTATCCCCGCGCACCAGCGCCAAATCCGCTGTCATCGCCGTCCAGTCCGCCGCCGTCAACATCTGATCGCTCCTCTGAGTATCACCGAGCAGGAGCTGGTGCAAGCAATCCGCCCAAAGCCCCGCCTGAGGCCGCACCCAGAGCAATCAAGCCGTCTGGGATTGTCATCCCAATGGCCGATAGAATCAGCCCACCGAGTACCATCAACAGCAGCGCTAACCCCAGCGCGCCGACGACCATGCGATAGAGTAATGGATCGGCTTGCTGCGAGGGTGCTGGTTCAATAGCTCGTTCATCCATCTTCTTTGCTCCTTTCTACCAATTCGCTGCTAAAGCGTCTTCCTATAAACCCGGTACTCGGAACCATCACGCCGTCGCCCGCGTCGTCGTATACACGATTTGCGCCGGGCTCGACACCACAAGCGGCCACCCTTCCGCCGGCGAATCGCTCGTGATCACCTTCAGATCCCACCGACACACCCTGGGCAACAGCACTGCCGTCGCCGGCATGTGTACCTGCACCTGCACCGTCCCCGCTGCCTGATTGATCGTCAGCTCCGCCCACGCATTTTCCCCCGTTCCTGGCGTCGCCCCGTTGCACCTGATCAATCCATCCGTCGCAACACCTGGATTCGACAACTGCACCTGGAGCAGCGCCGCGTTATCCGCGTACGCGGCATCCTCCAGCTTCAGCGTGAAGAGCACCTTCACCCAGTCGCTCGGAATCGTCAACCCTGTGATCGTCTCGTTGAACGTCGCGCCCACATAGAATGTCAGTTCGTCCCCATCGATCCCGCTCACCACCGTCACAGCCGACGTGTCCAGTAAATCCGTCTTGGCCTTGATCTCAGCGAGCAATTCATCAGTCATCGTCACCCGGAAGGTGTAACTGATCCCGGCGGGATCGGTGTCAACAACAGCTCTGATTTTGACGGTGTAGTTTTCATCTACCACAAACCCGTTTGCTGTCGTGCAGGCAATGGTCGCTCCGTAGAAACCCACGGTATTGGCCGCATCGATCCGCTCCAGCGTGCCAGTCAGCAGTGGAATGTCATTATCAGCCCCGCTATAGACCCGGAAGGTGGGCGCCTCGTCGGCGTTAGCCTCCCGACGATCGGCCGCATGTGTGCAAATCGTAAAGGTCAGATTCTTGCCGATATAGATCTCGGTGGGACATCCCATAGCATTTACCTCTACTGCATCGCCGACGTGTCAAGGCGGTTTGTCTTGGCCTTGATCTCAGTGAGCAACTCATCAGTCATCGTCACCCGGAAGGTATAACTGATCCCGCCCGGGTCGGTATCAACAACGGCTCTGATTTTGACGGTGTAGTTTTCATCTACCACAAACCCATTTGCTGTCGTGCAGGCAATGGTTGTTCCGTAGAACCCCACCGTGTTCGCCGCGTCGATCCGGTCCAGCGTGCCGGTCAGCAACGGAATGTCGGCTGTCGCCGCATAGACCCGGAAGGTCGGCAGCTCGTCGGCGTTGGCCTCCGGCCGATCAGCCGCATGGGTGTAGATCGTAAAGGTCAGATTCTTTCCAATCCCGACTTCTGTTGGACATCCCATAGTATCTGCCTCTACTCAGTTGGCATCACGAAACGCGCTGATCATGTCTGGCAGGCGCGGCCAACCAGGAATATGAGATGCGTCGCTCTCTTGCCAAAATTTGGGCTTACGGATGAATCGTTGTTGACTGAAGCGTTTCTGAGTCAGATTGTGACCGTGAGCCAGGTCAACGTTGGGTTGTACTGACCGGTACACGGCGAAATCGTACCACTTCTCCCATCTCACACGGCGGTGGGTCATGGGCTCGAAACCCATCCAATACCCGAAGCCCATGGCCGCGATCATGGCGTTGCGTTCCCGAAAATGGGTCAACGCAGCCTGGCGATCGACGACCAAACCCGCCAGGGGCGACAGGTCATAGCTGACGGCAAACCCGTCGCTGAGTCTCACCATCCACCAGTTGCCGTTGTAATAGAAACAGTCCCGGCGCGACGGCACAAAGTCAAAGTGACTGGGATGATAGAGTACATCATGCTCGCAGAAATAGACGACGTCCTCGGTCATCGCTGCCAGACCAGCTTCGATCTGCTGGAACATCGTCTTGTAGCTGCGTTCGCCGGGATAAACGATGTTGCGCCCAAAGCGCGTTGGTTTGAGCGTGACGCTGGTGATGGGCAGACCTGCAGCAGCAATCGTGCGCCGGCAGGCCTGCGCCATGCGCATGTTTAGGGCATTATCGGTGTAGTACAGGATACCCCGGCTTGGTGGCTGACTGGGTTCCGGATCCAACTCAGGCTCAGCAGGAACAGCAGGAATCGATGACTGCGCCATGCTCTTCCCGGCCTGCTGCACATCAGCCAATTGCGCATCTGTCCAGCCTGGTACGGGCCAGAAGCGCTCCAGCAGCCACGAAAGCGGGCGGATCTGTTGTGGCCAGGCATTGCCAAAGAACAGATCACGTGCCACCTGTTTAGCGCGCTCGACCTGGCTGCCTGGCAAGTGATACGGGAAGCCAAAGTCGCCGCCTTGCGTGCGAAACATATGGGCATACCACGTCTTGTGCGACACCATCACCGTGCCGCCTGACAGCCACGTTTTACAGGCCACCTCGATGCCCTGTGATCCCCATGATCCTAAGGCCTCATCGCAAATGTTCAAGGCCCAGTAACGCTCCTGAGTGAGCAGAAAACACGAACCTTGCAAGCTCATCGAGGGTGTCAGATCCCCCTTGCCCTCCGGCCGTTTCTTGAAATCGCCGAAGTACTGAAAGTGCGGCTCGCTGTCGAAGCAGAAGCTGGTGCTGTTGGGACTGCGCTTCGCTATCCATACCACGTCCATCACGGTCGGTTCACCGCATTCCTGACAGGGGCCGGACGGCCCTTGATAGCGGCGATGCCCATTCGGACAGACCCAGTCGAAGGCGTGCAAGTTGCGCATCGTCGGGACCATCGTCCAATCGTCGCGCATGTCGGCTAGCAGTTTGCGGTCGAAGCCCTGGTCAAGGGCGCAGTGGGCGTCCAGCTTCATGACGTACTTGGCGCTTGTGAGCCGGCAAAGCTGGTTGGTCATGGCGCGTTGGCCGATGCTCTCGCTCGCGTGCAAGAGCACGATACGTGGATCGTCAGCGATGGGTGGATCGGTCCAGGCGCCGTCCAGCCCGGCCAGCACCTGAATGTCAGTCTCGGCGTGCGCGAGGACATCCGCGATGGTGCGGGCAAGAAACATCTCGTTGCGGGCGGGAATCAGCACAGCAAGCTCAGGCATGGGGCTGCTCCTCGCCTTTGTAGGCGCGTTCTTCGCGCTGATGCAGATCATGAAAGAATCCATGCGGGTTCAGCTCGCCGTCTCGATGGAANCGTCCGGTCGGAAAGAGATAGATGTCCGGTCCCAGGCTGGGCGTTTCACCCCGGTGTGCTTTATTCCAGGCAGCATTGAAATAGCAATCGTCGCCCTGGCGAGACTTAGGATGATAGCCCTTCGTGCAGGTCTCCGGCGCATAGCCCCCTAGCGCCTCAAAATCAGCTCGAGGCATGGCCCAAGTGTTGCCATGCACGCTGGCGCCCAGGCCGGGGCGCTCGTAGCCCCAGGCTCGCAAAGCCGCTGGATCCTGTGTCAAGTTGCCGGCAACATCCAGGATGGCGATCTGGCGCCGGAAGATCAGCTTGCCACTGGTCAATGTTCGCGCGGCATCGATGGCTTCACGGGATAGGATGTGATCGATGTCTGTCATCAGCAGGTTCGTTCCGTTGGCCTGCCTGGCTCCCAGGTTGCGGCCGAGGCCCTGCGTCCACGCCAGGCGGTTGCCGGTTCTCAGCACCCGCAAGCCGGGCAGATCGGCGCAGGAGCGCGCGATCGGCGGCTCGCTCCCGTCATCCACCAGAATGATCTCGACATCTCCGGGCAGGTCCAGGCTGGCCAGGTAGAGCGTCTGTCTCCGGACGATCTCATAGCTCTGATAAACCGGGATGACGATGCTAAGGCTGGACATAAAGCCAACTCTTATTCTTGTTCCGGGTCAACACAAACCACGGCGCGATCTGATAGGCGCTCACCCATCCCTGCACTGCTTGCTGAACGTGCATCTCGCGCCAACGATGCGAATTGCTGTAGTCGTCATAATCGTGCCCATAGATGATGCCGCCCGAACGCACCTTGGGCGACCAGGCTGCCAGGTCGGCAACCACATGCTCGTAGGAATGGTTGCCGTCGATGAAGATGAAGTCGAGGCTGGCATCGGCAAAGCGTGCCGCGGCGTCCACTGACCAAGCCCGGATTAATTCACAGTCATAGCCTTTGACATTCGCCTGCGCCGCCATGTAGGCGTCCTGAATATCAGATGCCTCGAAATCCTTGTAATCCTCATATGCTTGCCAAGCGTCTACGCCGTAGAGCTTCAAGCCGGGAATCATGCGCAGCAGCCATTTGGAATATTCACCCTGATAAACACCTATCTCAGCGCCGATCTTGAAACCCAACTCTCGGAAAAGCCGCGGCACATCTTTGAATCTACCGATGGGGATTGGCCATGGCAGAGGCAAGGATGTATCAATGGCAAACTTTCCGAGTATGTACCTTATAGGAACAGTTTCCATAAGGCGTCCTTCCAATTGGCCGGCCAACCCGGCAGCGGAGCGAACCGCTGGCACAGCTCGATGAAGAACTCGCGCCGCTCCATCAGCCATCGATTGAACGAATAGGCATAGCTGAGGCGGCATTCTTCGCGCGACAAGTGATACATGCGCCCATACGTTGGGCCCTTGTGTAAGTGTGCGTACCACGTGTTCTTGTTGGTAACGACTCGCCCACCATTGAACCACGTGGTCAGGCCGATCTCCTCGGCTTCCTGACCCCACCCGCGATACCCCTCTACTTGCATGAAGCCGCACCGCTCAAACCATGCGCGTTCCATAAACCAGCAAGATCCTTGAAACTCGATGGTGTCGTCAATCGGGATGTTCTGGCGTTCGATTGTGCGCGTATCCCACTTGAAGCCGTGAATGCCGTGCTCGCCGACCAGAGGCCGCCATTGGATGTATTCATAGTCAATCGCCGGACGACCATCAGACTGCTCCTGAAGCTGCCAGTTCGCCGCGTCCAGACGGTGACGTCGGGGGATTTGAACCCACGTCGGCTGATGATCAGTCATCAACTGCACATCGAAGCCTTCAGCCACCATGCAATGCGCATCCAGCGCCATGACGTAGGGGCTATCGGTTGTCGCCAAAGCCTGGTTAATCGCCTGGCGCTTTTGGGCGCAAGGCTGCGCCGGCAGCCGCAGATACTCTACCCTTGACTCACGGTACAACTCGGCATCGGTGAAAGGGCAGTCATCCAGCACGGCCACGACCCGAATATCCCCGCGTGCTTTTGCCAGAACATCGCGTACGGTCTGGATCGCAAAGAGCTCGTTGCCCTTAGCCGGTATCACCACCGTCAGCTCAGCCATTGATGGTGCACCCCCCAAAGAGCAAGGACTGGATGCCGTTGGCCGTAATGACAGGAAAAACGAAAAGCGGAGCCACGCTCGGGCTGGCGCTGGCCGACGGCGACAGCGAAGGCGATTGCGACGCACTTGGTGAGACACTGGCGGACGGTGAGACGCTCGGACTTTGACTGGCCGACGGTGACACTGACGGGCTGGCGCTCGGACTGACCGACGCGCTCGGTGAGACGCTCGGACTGATGCTGGCTGACGGCGAAACGCTGGCGCTGGGCGACNGCGAAGGCGATTGCGACGCGCTTGGTGAGACACTGGCGGACGGTGAGACGCTCGGACTTTGACTGGCCGACGGTGACACCGACGGGCTGGCGCTCGGACTGACCGAGGCGCTCGGCGAAACGGACGGCGAGATCGATGCCGATGGCGAGACTGATGGGCTGGCGCTGGCGCTTGGGCTTTGGCTCGCGCTTGGACTGGTTGACGGGCTGGCGCTGGCCGATGGCGAGACACTGGAGCTTCCCAGTGACGGGCTCGGCGACGTGCTGGCGGACGGTGAGACACTCGGACTTTGACTGGCCGACGGTGACACCGACGGGCTGGCGCTCGGACTGACCGACGCGCTCGGTGAGACGCTCGGACTGATGC